GGAAATATCATGCCAGCAGCATGGGTAGCGGCGGGTGGCGCTCTTCTAGGCGGTCTTAGTAGTGCATTTGGCAGTAAAAATCAAACTGTCACCAATAAGTCGGAAATGGACCCGCGCACGGCGGGGATGCTGTTCGGGAATGGCGGAGCTGACCAAGGGTTGCTTGCCAAATACCGAGGCATGCTAGACACCCAGCAAAGTCCAGAACTCGCACAATATGGTCAGGCCAATCTGAACTATCTTGGCAATGCACCTGGCGATATGGGCATGATCCGCGATACCGCACGGGGCCTTCTCACTGGCGGCCCGCAAGCAGGCGTTAAGGCATGGGCAGTGGGAAATCAAGTCGCAGCGCCCGGTCAAAATAATCTTGACCTTACGAGCTCATATAACAGCTTGATTGGCGGTGAGGCTGGCAATAATCCTTATTTGACTGGCGCGATTGCCAAAGGTATCAATCAGAGTTCAAACGCTTTTGGCAACATGATTAGTGACGCCACTAAAGCGACGAATGATGTCATCGGTGGCATTCGTGGGAACTCTGTATTGGCTGGGCAATATGGCGGCTCGCGTCAAGGTGTAGCAGAGGGCAATGCCATCAATTCGATGAACACTCAGCTCGGGCGTGCGGCCTCTCAGTTCGGCCAGAACAACACTGATGCAGCAGTGGCGGCACAAGCTGCCGCCTATGATGCTGACCGGAATCGGCAACTTGCGGCCACTCAGGGATTAGGCGCGCAACAATATGGCGTAGCGGGACAAAATGCGGCGACCAAGAACGCAGCGGAGTTTATGAATGTCGGCAACGTCCAGCAAAGTGATCTGGCGAACCTCGCTGCTAGGCAGACATCAGTCGGGCAAGGATCATCCTTGTTGGGCGGATTGCTAGGAACCGCAGCCAATGCCGGCCAGAATCAAGATGCCTATGCACTCAATCAGGCCGCGAAAGTCAACGGTCTGCTTGCTCCGTACCTCGGACAAGTGCCAGGCTCCAGCACGAGCAATTCTCCGCTGTATCAAAATACGGCAGGCAATATGTTAGGCGGCGCTACAGCGGGTCTCGGACTGTACAACATGTACAATCAAGGGAATTCGGGTTATGGTGCTGGCGGCGGTCGAGCAAATGACTATTCAGCCAATATGCAACAATATGGAATCTAACCATGGGTCTCTTAGATCAATTTAGTGGAATGAATCCTGAACAGCAGCAAGGTCTGCTTGCTGCTGCTGCACAAATGCTGCAAGCATCAGGGCCATCGAGAACTCCGACTAGCTTAGGCCAGATTGTTGGTGGCGGTTTAGGCGCATTCCAAGGTGGGATGGATGCTGCTGCTAAGCGTCGGGCAGAAGAGGAAGCGGCGAAGCAGGCGGGACTCTTGCGAAGTCTACAGATTCAGCAGGCTCAAGGCGGCTTGGCTGAGACTGAGCGCGCACGCGAACAGCAGCAAGCTATTCAGAAAGCGGCGCTATCATCAATGCGCACGCCAGGAATGATGGCAGGGGCATTGCCGGGTGGTCCCACACCTGAAAATGCCGCACAAATCCCAAGTACGCAGCCGAGTTTCGATCAACAAGATTTCATTGGCAGGGTTATGCAAATCGATCCATTAAAAGGATTGGAATTGCAGAAACAATTTGCCAAGACCGGAACAGAATTCGATACTAAGCCTCAAGTCGGTATTGGGCCTGATGGAAAACCGTTCACTTATATCATCGGCAAGGATGGAACTGTTAAACGGTTGGAAGGCACATTGCCACGTGATGAACTCAAGTTGGCAAATCTTGGTGGTAGGGATGTGGCATACAATCCTTATGCGCTTCAATCTGGTCAATCATTCCAGCGCACCCCGACGCCGGGAGAGTCAGAGCGCCTAGCTTTTGAACGTTCACAAGTCGGCAAGCCAACATTCAATGCCGAAGCAGGCGGCTTTATTAGTCCTCCAAACAAAGTAAATCCGCAAGGTGCAATCACGCCATTATCGGGCTTTGTACGGCCAGATAAGCCGCTCACCGAGTTCCAAGGCAAGGCAACCACGTTTGCTGCGCGCATGACGGATGCTGAATCAAATATCCGCGAAATGGAAAATAAAGGAATTAGCGGTAGTGACTTTGGCACTATGACAGCAGGAAGCCCGTTTACTAATTTCCTAGCAACGCCAGAAGGACAACGATATCGTCAAGGACAAGAAAACTGGGTGACAGCGAATCTTCGTCAAGAATCTGGGGCCGCTATTGGCAGAGATGAAATGAATAAGGACATTCGTAAATATTTCCCTATTCCAGGCGATTCGAAAGAAGTAATTGCGCAGAAAACTCGTTCACGTGAAGTGGCGCGACAAGGAATGATGCAACAAGCGGGACCGGGCGCAAAGTCAATTCCGGGGATTATTGGCGCATCCTCTATTGAGCAGCCACAAGAATCAGCTCAACCAAATGGGAAAACTGCCACCTTATCGGATATCGCTGCAACTGCAAAAGCAACTGGGAAAACTACGGCAGAAGTAACGGCTGATTTGAAAGCAAAAGGTTATAAGATTGGAGTTCCATAATGCCAGGGCGTGATCTTTCAGCGGAATTGTATGGGTCAGACACGTCGAAGTCGGGCGGGAAAGATTTATCTGCCGAGCTATACCAAACAGCGGCCCCAACAAAACCGCTATCATGGTCTGATGTCCCATTGAGTGCAGCAAAGAACTTGCTTCCTTCCGCAGGATCATTTTTAAGTGGAATCGGGCAAGCCGTGGCTCATCCAATCAATACAGTCGGCAATCTAATGGATGTTGGCGCTGGAACATTGCAGAATATCACCCCTGCTCCAATTCGAGATTTCATTAACCAACTTGACACAAATCCACAAGCCGCAGAGCAGGCGAGGAAAGCAGCAAATGCAGCAGGCGGTTTCTTCAAAGAACGTTATGGCTCAGAAGAAGGATTAAAGAAAACGTTGGCAACAGACCCTGTTGGCGTTGCTTCCGATCTGTCTGCTCTATTTACAGGTGGCGCAGGACTAGCAAAATTAGGAGGAAGTGCAGCGCGAACTGCTGCCGTGCGTGGCGCGATTCCTGGCGCTGCTACGACTTCTGCCGCGCTTACTGGTGCGGGCGATGTTCTGCAAAGAGCTGGCAGCGCAGTCAATCCAATTAGTCTTCCGATGAGGGCTGCTCCAGTTCTCGGGAATGCCGCAGCCGCAGCAATTGGTGGATTGGGTACGCATACCGGAGCAGAAACTATCAAGCAGGCATTCAGATCAGGCCAGCAAGGTGGCGCATCTGAGCAGGCTTTTACGGGGAATCTGCGCGGCAATGTTCCGATGACTGATGTTCTAGATACTGCTAAAGCCAATCTTGAGCAGATGGGGCGTGATAAGTCTGCTGCTTATCGGCAAGGAATGGCACAGGTATCAGGCGATAAAACGGTACTTGATTTCACTGGAATCGATCAGGCTGTGAGTGATGCCGCAAAAGTGGCAACCTTCAAAGGAAAAGTGAAGAATACTAAAGCAGCGCAAGTGCAACAGGCTATTGCTGATGCTGTTGAAGAATGGAAGACATTCGATCCAGCGGAATACCATACTCCCGAAGGTCTTGATGCCCTAAAGCAGAAAATCGGCGGGATTGTTGAATCTATTCCGTATGAAGAGAAGACAGCCGGATTAGTCGGAAAGAAAATTTACAATTCAGTCAAAGATGAAATCACCAAGCAGGCTCCAGTTTATGCCGATACCATGAAAGGCTATACAGAAGCATCTGACCAGATCCGCGAGATTGAGCGTGCGTTGTCGCTTGGCAGTAAAGCATCAGTCGATACGGCTATGAGGAAATTGCAATCGCTTACCCGCAACAACGTCAATACAAACTATGGCAATCGTCTTGATTTGGCGCGACAATTGGAGCAGCAGGGCGGGCAAGCGTTGATGCCTGCTTTGGCTGGTCAAGCACTGTCAAGCTGGACGCCACGTGGACTTGGCGGCGCAGTAGCCGGAGGTCTTGGTCTTGGCGCTCACGCGGTAGGCGGCATGGGATTGGCAATCCCCGCGCTGGCTGTGCAATCGCCGCGCCTAATGGGTGAAGCTGGTCTTCTCGCTGGGAAGGCTGCAAGACTAGGAGAGAAGGCCCCGGTCAATGCAGATTTGGCAAACTTTTTGTATCAAACTGGGCGCTTGCCCCAGCAGTAAGACTCCATCTCATCCTTCAAACCATTGAGGATAAGATAGAGGCAGTAAAGCAGTATAAGGATATTCATTTTCCACTCCAATTAACATTAAAGGGAATCTATGCTTTTTTTCAAAAACCCGCAAGCTGGTAACGGAAATCCTCCGACTCCAACTGAAAAAACTACAGCCAAGAAGCCAAAGAAAAAATGATGTCCTATGCCATATTGGCGTTGATCGCAATGGCTATAAACCTGCGCGATCTTCGAATGCTTGCTCTGACATTATTCGTCACGGCAGACATTTTTGCGCCAATACCGGCAGTGAATTTTTACTTGATATGCGCCCTTGTAGATTCGCTTAACGGATTGCTTGCATATCGCATCAATGCAGCAGCATCACGTCCTGTATGGCGCATATCAATACTCTTAGTTATCTTCCATGGTCTTGGATACTTCTTGAATGGCTATCCTATTTCCAGCCCATATCACATTGTTGTCAAGATTTGCGAGCATGCGGAATTACTTTCCTGTATTCTATTGTCAAATCCAATAGCCAAAAGATTCCACAATGATTGATTTTGCCAATCCCATGCCGTACCTTGTAGCTATGTTGATTGCTATCCTTGGATATTTCCTCAAGGATGCACATACGACTATCAAAGTTGGATTGGCGCAAAAGGCAACACAGGATGCGTTGGAAGCAGCGAAAATGGCTTGGCGTGAAGATTTACAAGATTTGCAGAAGCGGCATGAGCGCGAAACCTCACGGCTTGAGCATCAGTATGAGCAGAAATTCGCGGCAGTAGTCGCCCAATTTCAAGACCGCATGGATGGCGTAGAGCGCAACTTGTCAGGTCGAATGGATCTTATCCTTGAACTATTGAAACAGCAAAGGGCACCATGAGTACATTCGATACGGCATTTTCGACAATCTCTGCCATTGAGGGCGGGTTTTCGGATCGTGACCGCCTGGCCGATGCCGGTGGAGCTACTAAATATGGCATCACTGAACGTGTTGCTCGCGAGTGGGGCTATCTAGGCGAAATGCGCGATCTGCCGATGGAAATTGCTCGCTCTATCGCTAAGGCATGGTATTGGGATCGCTATCAATGCGATGAGTTCGACCCACGCATTGCTTATCAAGTTTTCGACGCGGCATACAACGGCGGCTATCCCGTCAAATGGCTGCAAGAATGTGTCGGCGCCGTACCAGATGGAAACATTGGGCCGCAGACTATCACCGCAGTGCGCAATGCAGATGTATGGAAGACTATCGCGCTGTTCAATGGTAAACGACTGCTCTATCTCACGGGCCTATCAAATTGGCCGCAGAATGCTCGGGGCTGGTCGCGCCGCATTGCACAAAATATTCTGAACGGAGCCTAATATGCTGCAAGTCCTAATTCCTCTGCTCGGGAGCATCCTAGACAAACTATTCCCTGATCCCGCTGCTGCCGCTGCTGCCAAAGTGCAAGTCATGGAAATGGCGCAGCGCGGAGAGCTGGCGAAACTTGATGCCGATGTAAAGCTGGCGACTGGTCAACTTGATGTCAATAAAGCCGAAGCCGCTAATTCTTCATTATTCGTTGCAGGGTGGCGTCCATTCATCGGCTGGACATGCGGAGCAGCCTTCGCATTTAAATTCATTGCTGGCCCCGCAGCGGTCGTTCTGATGGCTGTAGCAGGCCATCCGATCACATTGCCGGTATTTGATTTCACGGAGATGAGTACGATCCTGCTTGGGATGCTTGGCTTGGGCGGATTGCGCACCGTTGAGAAAATCAAGGGCGTTGCATAAATGAACTTCAATCGCTCACCAGAATGGCAGCAGCAATTCAATGATCTGATTGCCGCAGGCAAAGCCAATGAAGCATTAGAAATGGTGAATCGACCTGTTAGCGCCGTTCCTGCTCAAATCTCACAGCCAGCTCAAGCCGCACCGCCAATCCCTCAGCAGCCGAACCTGGAACAGCGTGTTGCACAACTTGAGCAGATCATTCAGAAAGTTGCAGCGCCAGCCATTGATGAGGCCGCAAAAGTCGGCATGGCAATCATGAGCGCGTTAGGTAATGGGATGAGTCATGACCAAGCTGCGTTCGTTCAATCCAGACTGAATTCATCGCCGGAATTCTTCGCTTCGCAAGGCTGTAAAGATGCTATCGATATCTTCATTGCCGAGTGGAAGAATTATGATGGGAGCAAGAAAAAATGATGGAACAGTTACAAACTGCGCTGTCCTCTCTGGCGGCTGTAGATAAATTCCGTTCGCTGATCGGTAACGCTTTGACGCGACCGCAGCAACTCGCAATTTCAGTTAAGATGCAAAAGAGTCCAGAAGCATTCATGCGATTCGCTCAAAGTGACGAAGGACGCGCGGCGATTCGCCAAGTCGCAGAGACATTTATCGAATTCGAACGAGAATAATCATGGACTATCGACAGTCTGTAGCTATGGGCCAAGTTCCTGGCGCTGTCCCATTAATGATTACTGGAAGCGCTTTCAGCATTGTCAAAGAACGAACGCCATTTTTGCTATCTGATGCACAATTGCCGCCAAAGTGGGAGACTGTCCCGGTACAAATGGAAGTTCTGTCTAGCAGCACGAATGATTCGGCTACTGGGACTGGCGCTAGAATTGTTTCCATCAAAATTCTTGATGTGAACTATGCAGAAACGATTGTGCCAATTACTTTAGCCGGGACCACGCCAGTTAGATTGCCCTCCACCGCATTATTCGTCAATGGCGCGCAAGTTACATCTGCTGGCAGTAATGAGACAAATATAGGCAACATAACTATTCGCACCACTGGGTCCAATTTCATTAAAGGATATATCCCCATCGGGATAAATAGCGATAGGTCTTTTAAATATACCGTTCCAGCAGGCAAAACATTTTTGATCGATAATTTTCTGAATACATCGATGAAGTCATCCAGTGGCGATGTAGGAATTGTCACCAATTTAATGATACGGCAGGAAAACGGTGTAATCTCAAAATTGCCTGATAATTTCACGCAAACTACAGATGCATCTATTAACATCGTTCTGCCGACGCCGCTTGCTGTTAAAGAAAAAACTACCATCTTCACAATGGTTGCCGGTGTTTCTATTACTGGTGCCAATTATGCCGTTACAGCTTTCGGTATTTTGATGGATAACACAGTGACATAAAAAAAGACCAGCTATTAGGCTGGTCTTCCCCCACCGCTCGGCCTGAATCGGCTGTCTATGCAGTGTCCCCGGATTCTAATCCCTTAGAGAATCCGCCAGCCATTGTTCTATTAAGGCCAATAGTAAGCGGATTTCGTCGGCATCAATCTGGCTAGGCCCGGACGTTTGTAGGATTCGCCGTTTGGGGGCCAGTTACCACAGCGCCGGTATTGCCAGCAATGACGTTGTTGTTTGTGGCTTTTGCTTCTTGATGAACAACATTAACCATGTCAAAGCAGCGACGCAGTTGATTGTTGACATCTTGAAGTTGTGCTTGCAGCTGAAATTGCTGCTGTGCAGCAGTTGCCGTCGCCGTATTCGTGTTATTAATTTCAATATTCGAACGAAGCGATTGGATCTCGACGGCACGCTCATTTCGTTCGGCGCGGTGACGCAAGTCGTCAATTTCGAAACGATCAATGCGCGACAGAATGGCGGTGGCAGCAGCAGCAACAGACTCGCGGGTTTTGCAGCCTTCAGTCAATACGTTCTGGTTAACGTTATTGGTAGCAGCCAGATTCAGCGCGCCGACATTCTGTACGGTATCCTTGGTGTTGCCAAACGCTTGCTGCGTACCCAGCGCCAGCGAAGCCAGCGCCGAACCGATTGCATTGGTCTGTTGCAGAATGACGTTCTCAGTCTGCGCCGAAGCCAGCGGGATAGCGCCTTCGATAGTGCCCAGCTTGGCGAGGACAGCGGTATTGAAAACAGTATCTTCGATGCGAGTTTCCGCGCCGCCACCGCCTTCGCAATCACCGCCACCAAACAGTCCACCGCGCCGGCCACCGAACAGAGCGCCGCCGATCAGGCCACCTACCAGTCCCATGCCAAGGCCACCGCCCCAGCCGTCATGACCACGATTGCCCATCATCGCCATTGCTGGCAAGAAGGATGCCGCGCCTTGCTCATTGCGGTTGCCAAGAGCTGCGATAGCTGCCATTGCGTTCAGCCCGCCATCGCCGCTACCGCCTCGTCCAGGTTCAAAAATGTTCTTTACTTCGACTTTGTCGCTCATTCCATGTTCAGACATGATAAGTGCCTCGTGATGTGTTGCGCTTGGTGCATGCGATGCACTTGGGGCGCATTGTTGATGAACCGCTTCAATTACATGCTCTGCTGCTTCTTTTACATGCGCTTCAACTTGCTCGGCGCGCGCTTCGGAATGCATTTCATGCTCAGGAAGGGTGATGTAGGTATCGCTCATATGAACCTCCGATAAGGCCAAGATGCAGCCCAAAGGAATTTTGCGGCTGAGCATGTATTACAATGCTGAGGAAACGTATTACGAAAGGTAAGGCGTGGCGAAGAAGAAGGGGAAGTTACGAGAGGAACAAGATGCGGCAATGGATGCCTATACATATAGGCTCACAGCAGCGCATGCGCGCCATTTTCGCAAGGTAGGGAAGGGGAATGGATCAGAGGGGGCGAGGATACTTGCAGAGAGAGATATGCAAGTTGGACCAATCGAGCGACGAATTGGTCCAAAAGATCGCAGGCGACCTAAAGATTAATAGAATCTCTTTCTTGGCACTGGCTCAATAGTATCAATTCCAAGACGTGTGCGAATCTCATTGATAGGGATTCCGGAGAAATCATGAATCGCTAGTAAGACTCTATTAACATAGCCATCATATCCAGCCGCGATCTTACTTATCGCAGAAGCATCAAGCTGCATCATGTCAAGCATAACAACACGCTTTTTGATTCCATACAACTTCTGCAAATAATTAATCATTTCATAAATTTTTGGCGTTCCTCCATCTTTGTCGCGATAAATCTTTGCCATATATCTCCCCCCATCATTGGTTTCCCAGCGATTAGACTGCTGGCGTTAATGCTGGATCTGGAATTATTGTTCCATCATCAGGCTCGCTAGATGCTTCCGAAGTCTTGAAGCGTTGGTTATAGCTTTCAACAGCTGTATTCGCGCGCTGGACGCAGAATTCCTCAATATAACCTCGATTCAAAGCGTCTGTATAGGATTGTATCCAAAGCATATTTTGCAGTGCGCAAGGAGCTGGTTTTCCGCTAGTAAGCGCTGTTGTTGCGGCTACTGGCAATTGCGCCATAGCAACGGAAATGCCTTGTGTGATAGCTTCGCTAATCATTGGCTTAATTAGGCCGCAGAATTGCGAAATACGCGATGCTTCTTCTGGTGCGAGTTTATTAATATCAGTCATGTTACGTCTCCATAGGGTTAAAGTTTAATATTGGGCGCGCCATGCTGACCGCGCCCGTTTCGGCTTAGACGCGCAGCGAGAGGCGCAATTCTCGGATGGCGACTTGCAGGCTGTTGACACGATCACTCATGTGATGAATGCAGCCTTCGATCTGTGATGCCGAAGGCGGCTGTGGCGATGTGGACTTGCAAGCAGTCTCGCCACCAGAATCGGTAACAAATGAGAGGCGAGCGCGCAATTCAGTCAATTCGCTATGGCTGCTCTCGATAATTCGCATCAGCGAATCGAGCGCATTCTCAACTGGCGATTGATCGCGCTCACTGCATGGCGGTTTGCTTGCGTCTATATGCGCTTGTTTTTGTTGATGCGCCATCGCGGCATTGCTAGCTAAGCCGTTCGTTTGATCGTGGTATCCCATAAGTCCAGCCATTATTTCCCCTTTATATTCCTGCCTAATCGCGGGCAGGCTGCGCGTTAATAGTTTTCTCTCTCAATATACAAGACCGTCCCTGCTGACAGTTATACCCTTGTTCCTCGCAGCATGTCCTATTTGTCGGCTCATTTCTCCTTTCTGCTATTCGGCCAAGAACACGATAGGCGCGCTCAAGAATAGTGGGCTCTTTATTCATTATCCTTCTCCGATAGATAAATCATATATCCCAGCAATCCAAAGAAACAGATTGGCATGACAATATATAGCCCAAATGCTCTAATTGTTTCTGCGCTCATGATGCTTTGGCTGCTGGTAGAGGTGCAGCGAGGGCGGCGCGGACAAAATCAACGGCGTACTTTTTGCCATCAATTACGACATGGGTCGCCCTATCGCTAACGGTTGCGTCGATGCTCATTCCGTTTCTCCGGTCAGGGTATCAGAGGTGGCCTGCTGGCGGCCAGATTTAGCGCCTAAGTCGTTGAATTCGCTGGCCTTAGGGGTGGCCTGCTGAGGCGCAAATAGGGCTTCGATATCAGCAAAGCGTACGTAGGTGCCTTTGGCGTCCGCGACCAGTTCCGATGTGTCGCCAATGTAAGCCTCGGTCCAGCCGAACCGCTCCAACTTCGCCAGATCGGGCTGGCTCTGCTGCGCTGGCGCACCAGAAAGAGCTTGCTCAAGCTCACGCACGTATTTTGCCAATGCTTCATTAATCGGGCCGCACACCGCCCCCTGTGCAGCCGGTTGAGCGACAGGAACGACATAATCGCTATGCTTGTCGGCATCGTAGTCAAGGATGAAGGGCTCATCCTTTAATTCGCCGATCAGGTAGCGAGCGCGGTCAGCCTCATAGCGCACGCGATCCGGGTACTCAGAACGATCCAGCGTGATACCTTCTTCAATAGCGCCAGCGTGGAGAATGGCCGTAAAGTTGCTCTTGCCGTTACTCTCGGGCATAGCGCCGTACCACACGCGCAGTTTCGGCACGCTGGCAGGGGCGGCATCCTTGAGGGCGCGGATAGCCTCTTGAATGTCGCAGCCATCGTGTTGGACGTATGGTTGCTTGAACAGCGCTGCTACTTCTTCCAGCACCGCATTGCGATCCACCGTAGTATGGGCGGCATTCCGGGGCGGGTTCAAGCGGTTCAACAAATCGCAGCACCGCTCGAACACGTCATCATCCAGTTGGAAGCACTTGCCCATATAGACGCCCTCTGGGTCGCCGTCTTCGTGGCAGTCGTCGCCGTTCTCCCATGCGTCGAAAATTGCTCCAAGCAACGTAACGGCCTCGTCATGGTCGCCCGGCTCTCCCTTCCCTGGCACCGCTGCAAGAGCAGCACGAAGGTCGGCGATTTCGGCAGTCATTGCTTTCCACCCAACGCTGGTCATGTTCGTCTTGTAGAACTCGAAATTCTCAGCGCCTTCGATCAAACCTTCTATGCGCTCTTGCCATGTCGGGATTGCGGCTGATTCAGTTTGTGCAACGTCGGTCATGATTTAGCCTTTCAATTCATCTTTTGTGTAGCCGTTAAACAGGTCTTTGGCGCTCATCGCCTCGATCAGCACTTTGACAATCTTCGGCGTCAGCATGTCTGCATACGACTGGCGGTCGGCCTTCACGCGGCGCACTACCAACGCTGGCGTATCAAGGAATGGCATCGCACCATCGGAAAGCTTGAGCGGCTGGATTACTTCGCGCAATTCGCTATCGACCGGCGCGCATGCATCTGCTACTGCCATGCCAAAACGGTCTACTATAGTCACGCGTATTTTGTACTCACTCACGACCGACTCCCGCAGTATCTGCCGCGCCCGACTGGCCCGAGACCCGACGTGCCCAGCACCAAACCGGGCCATCTTCGGTGTCTTGGACTGCCAGCGTGAACCAGCCTTCGCCGGCAGGGGGTTCATCGACCCAATCAAGAAACGACGACTCCCCATTCTCAAAATAGGCGACGTAGACCGGATGATCGTCCGCCTCGTCTTCCAGCATGCCGCGCGATAGCTCCAAGCCCTGCTCTTTGATCCACGCGTGCCACTCGTCGTTCTGGCCCTCGTCAAAATCCGGCATGCCGGGATGCCACCAATTGCCACCTTCATCGCGCGTGACTGTCACAGCTTCGATTGGTTGGACTGTGCTCATGCTTTTTCTCCTGGTTGTGTGGAAGTGGCCGACTGGCCCGAGACTGGCGAGGTAATGGCAGACTCAATGGCGCGAGCAATGATGCTGTCGAGATAGATTACGAATCGGTTCCATTCACCTGTCGGGTCGCCGTCGAACATGGCGCTGACGGCGGCAATTGCCCTGCCGACGAACTCGGGATCATCCCCAATGCTTCCCACCTCGGCTGTCTCAGGGTCCGATGAGTTGCCGCGTGTCGGGTCGGTGTAAAGTGGTTTGGCGTCAGCCCACTCCTGAGCAAGAACTGCGGGCGGCAATGAGGCGAGCGTGATGGCGCTGGTGAAGTGCATACCTGACCGGTGCATATAGGCGACGGCGGGTGCCGCGAAGGGCGGCATTACAAGACCTTGCGGCGCATCGTCGTCGGTCGCTCCCTGTACCCCAACACCATCAGCGGCAAGACTGGCGCGGCCAAGCTGCATTGCGTAGTCGATGGCATAGCCGCGCATTTGGTCGGCGGTGAATCCATCAACCGAGTTCACGTTACCCAGTACGCTGTAAATATCGATGCTTCCGAATGGCGCTGGCAGCTTCGGCAGCTCGTCGGTCGCGGCTCCCTGTACCTTAGCTGGACGATATGCAGACATCGCTTCGGTGATGCGCTCTTGAATCTTGGCTCTCAACTGTACGCCGGGGATTTTGAGAAAGAAATAGCCCATGATATCGCCGGATGCCTCAAGCGCTATGCTGTCAATGTCAACGTTGTTTTTCATACTTCCTCCGTTATAGTTTTAATACCACATCCAAATCACCACCATCAGCAGCATTAGGTAGAGAGCCGCTTCGTGGCGACTCATTTACCGTCAGCCAATCTAATATCGTTTACATAGTGAGTCTCGATAAATTCCTTGCCACGGTTGCCACGCTTTAGCCATCTGACGCGAACCCTTGTGGGCGGATTTCTGCTCATTCCTATTGGCGTATAGACCGATTCAACGATGCCCTCGCGATTTGTTAGACGCGCCGCGAATGCTGTCTGAAAGTATTTCAACTGGTCCTCGCGGAATACAACACGCGACCCTTGAACAATGTCGGTCATTTGTCAGCCTTGCGAGCAGCCATGATGGCCTTGTAGTCCTTGTTCCGGTACACCGCGCCAGAAGTCAGGCCGACAGCCTCAGAGGCAGCTTTGCCGTTCATCCCCTGGCGCACCAGCTTGAGAGCTGCCGGCATGCGCTCAAGGTATTTGTATTTCGGTTTCTTCATGCAACTCTCCAAATGCGCCACCCGAAGGCGGCGCTGCTTGATTACATTCCAAAGTATTCAGTTGCAAAACGCTCAAAGTCTCCCAGCAATTCGTCTTTGGTCTTGTACGGCGAGCCAACAGTGGTTTCCGCCTTCGTGTCAACGATGCGCCATACAGCAGCTCCAGCAGGATTTGTATTGGCATAACCCATCCCAGCGCGGCGGGTTGCAGTGACAGTGATTTTGTTGATTCCGTTATGCATGTTCTTCTCCAGTTTGTTCGTTGCGGCTTGTGTCAGCCGATGTATGAAATCATACTCCGATTCATAACCAACGCAAGCACTATTTCATACTATTTGCACCTGTTGCAATCCCGCACACTACCCCAGTCGAAGGGGATCAGCAGCCCCAAGCTTCGGCGTGTTCGATCCGATGCCGCCCCGCGCAACCTCCTTGGCTTTCTCGATATCGCCCAATAGCACCGCTGGCAGCAATGGCTGGCCGTTAGCCTCGTTATGCGCGTTCGATATGCCGGTGAGCTTGATCGGGTAGCTTGGCGTTCCTGGCCGCATCCTGTAGCCCCTGTAACGGGTCTGGAACTCCTTGCCGGTGAACGGATACTCTTTCTCGTCCTTGTTGCAGATCAGCACCCAGCCGCCCATATCGGCAATCACGCGATGAATCAGCGCATCGTCAAAAATCACATCATCCCAAGGCCCGCGCACGCGCACCGCGTTGTCCACTTTCGACCATGCCAGCGCAGCCTGATCCGCAGTATTGCCGTCGATGAGCTTGATGATGTCGCTGATCTTCGGCATCCAGCGGCCAGCCTCGTCAGGGCTTTGCGTATGCGCCCACGCAGCCTTTTCAATGGCTTCGTAGTCATACTGGCGCAGACCTTCCCAATACAGTCCTAGAACGGCTTTGCTGACCTCTTGGCGGTAGTAATCGGATAGGCCGGTCATCAGGGAAGCGAAGCGGCGCTTTTCGTCAAGGCTGTCAATCATGATTTCACCAGAGCCAATACTGCGCCGTACAGTCTGAAGCCTTCGTCCAAATGCTTAATAACCTCTTGGCGAGCTTCGTTATGATCGCCTGTATCAACCTGATATTGCTTCAAGAGGCCGCCAACACGCGCGAATACCATCGTTTTCTTAGGCGCTGGATCACTCAATTTGAATATGAACGTCATTTCCCCTCCAACCAGTTAGCCGCATTATTCGCCGTCGCTTGCCCGAACTTGCCGAGCTGTGGCGCACTCTGCCGAGCTTCTGCGCGCCTCTCCTTGACTGCATATACGTCAGTCCAGCAATTGTCTTCGCTCTGGTTCAGGCAAGCTGCTAAGTCCTGACCCTCGCTGCGCAAGGTGTCCAGGCGCTTTATCATGCGGTCAAGCGCGCCGGGAGTCATCGCCTTTTTCTGCTTGACGCGCATTGCTACGTAGCCAGCCCATGCGTCAGCAGGAACCCATGAAGGAAGCGCGCTCATAAGAATGACTCCTGTACTTGTTTGACGGGTTCAGGAGCGAACAATTGTCCTTGTGCGACCGCTTGCTCAATGCGGCGGCAGGCAATTTCAAAATACCGCTCGTCGCGTTCAATGCCGATGAACTTGCGGCCAAGCTGGATCGCGGCAACGCCGGTTGTTCCGCTGCCCATGAAGGGGTCGAAGATGATTCTGGTACCGCCGATCTGTTCAATGCACCATGCCATCAAGCCAAGCGGTTTTTCTGTCGGATGCCCATACTTGTGCGGTTCGACTGGCGCGCGATATCGCTTTGTGTTCTTGTCTAGCGATGTCCATGCCATTTCGCAATCTGCCGCTGTCGGTACCGCGTTCGCCTTATCCCAAATCAGCCATCCACGTGACGGCGGCAGCAAGAAATAGTTTCCGCCCCAAACGACACTTATCGGATACTTGGCGGTTAAGTGAGTAACCATGCTTTGCGGCGCGAAAGCATCCCATTCAAGTACTTCCTTGTGTTCAGCAGTCGCGCCCCATGATCCGCCTGACAATTTCTTTCCGAGTCCATAGGGTGGATCGGTAATCAGGATGGCATCGCCCGGCAAGTCATTCCACATATCCATGCAGTCTCCAAGCCATAATTCTGCATCTCCGATAATTACAGGTTTTCCCACGCTGTCTCCTTGTTCTTTGTTTTTCTCGGTACGAGAAGCAACCCAAGGGGTTGATGTTCCCCCAGCCATTCCCTCCAAGCCTACCAGAGAGAACTACTGCTACCGTAAGTGGTCAATTCAATTTCCAGAGCGCCCGTATGTGGGCTAGACACCTTCGTCAAACTGTTGCTCTGTTCCTGGGATACCTTGACCAAGTTCCACGCGCCGGGTTGCTAGTAAGCGCACTGTCTTTCCTCCCGCGCCGGCAACAACATGGCCGCTTGATATCGCTCGGGGTGCGGTGCTTGGCAAGTACAGGCGAAAAAAAAGCGCTTCACCTAGGAACCCTCCGCCTTTCGGCGATTGGCAGCACGGAACGATCAACCGTGGGATTCCTATGTGGAGCGCTTCTACTTCTATCGTTTAGTGCTGCCAAGCACAGTGATCAATATCGCACAAACAACTGACTACGCGCAACCATTATTTGTGACATCGCGCAATGTCGCGCAAAAACTACAGGCCGAGCGAGCTATACCACTCTTGCTTCGGAATGACGCGCGGCTGATACACTGGCACCTCGACCGGCTTGCGGATGCGCTTGACTGGCGTCAGTGGCTTGGCCTTCACCAGATGTACTGCGCCCTGCTCGTAGATCGGGATATTCGGCCCGCGTCCCGGTGGCCGGTAGACTTCATCGGCCACGCGCACGCAATTCTTAGCGATCAAGCGGAACAGGTACACGCTGAGCTGCCCCCGCGAGATTCCAGTGGCCTCTTCCAGCTCTAGACGCGTCTTGCCGCCATTGGCTAGTGCGTCATAGACCAGCTTCTCACGCAGCGGCGATTTCTTCGTGTTGTGGTGATTTCTAGGCGCGGGCATTATACGATCCTCTCTTTGACCAGAGTAACGAGTCTCTCAAGGCATGGGATGCAAAGATATGCGGTGCGCGACGCATAATCAGGTTCCTGACCGACTTCAATGATCGGATCAGATCTGCTGCCACATTCGCTGCAATCTGACAAATTCGTCCATGAAGTGTTGCCAATCAATGCGTCGATTTCATCGGGGTTGACTGGCAAAGTCATTTGTTCCATTTTCTCAGTCACGTAGTCCCATTTACTAGAGAATTGTCTGTTTTTGTATACATCAATCCAGCGTTGTGGCGCAGACTGTGCGTATTCGTAGCGAGTAATAACTTTCATGTTTTCCCCTTCAGTTGTTTGAGCTTGAGTTTGAAATACGCTTCGATTGCCAGGAAATCGTGCTTCTTCAAATGGCGCGGTTCGTTATCTGCCATCAGTTCATCCATATACGCATCGCCGTGAATCAGCCGCATGCGCCGTTCGTATTCCTGAAAATTCCCCCGCTTCCTGTCATTACAGGGCTTGCACTGACCCCATACGTTGCGCTCATCGAATTCCAGATGCTTGGCTAATCCGACAGGGCGTAGATGGCCCGCGTCATAATCGCCACCCATGCGCCCCAGCTTGACCAGAACCGTATCGCAAGAGGCGCAGCATTTCCCCTCATCCCGCGCTCGCACATATGCATGCATGGCGGTCTTGGCCTTCGCGCGAAACCATTTCAGCGGCTTTAAAGCTATTAAGCCAGCCTGGCGCTCGCGCTTGAGCTTGCGCGCCTTCTCAGCCTTCGCATGCGCCTCTGCACAGTCCGCGCCGCATGCCTTGTGCGTCATGTTGCGCGGTTCAAACACCGTTCGGCACACGCAGCATTTCCTAACGCGGCGCTTCGGTTCCTTTGGCTCAGTTGGTTGCCTTGAGAAGCCAGTCCTTTTCATGCACGCGCCACAATCTCGATTGCACGAGCGCGACCGGGCCGCAGAACAATGAACCCTTTCGCCACCATCCGGCGCAGATGATCCTCGGCGGCATTGGGCGACTTGAACTCAAAGTGATCGGCGATTTCTTGCCGCGTTGGCGGGCGTCCATGCTGCGACAGGTGGTCCTTGAGGAATTGCAGAACCTTCGCTTGCTTATCAGTGAGGTCAGAATTCAACGTTCTCATGATGGTTTCACTTTCCTATATTTTGGAGTGTATGGGACCAGCTCGTAACCAACATCCTCCAATATCTCGGCGGTCGGATTTTTCCTGCCACTCAGAACACTAGATACAAACCCCTGTGTAAGCCCCCATGCCTCAGCCGCCTTCGTCTGCGTTCCATACTTGCGGAAAACATATACCCGCAGCTCTTCAAGAAACTCATTTTCTGTGTACGCCATGACTAACTCCAGTTGTGATGATTGCTCATCCTAGCACAGATTTCATTTCAAGCAAACACAAAAAGAATTTCAAGAAAGGTGTTGACGAGCGCAACAGAGAGGAATAATATTTATCCATGGCGAAGACGCCACCAACAATAAAACGGAGGAATGATGCGACACCCAAAACACAAAACAATCACCACAGTCCCCTACTGGCGCGCACGCGGCTGGACCAGCAAGCACCCTGCCCTGATGCTGACAATCGTCGTGGTACTGCTGGCTATCGTGTCATTGGTGGAGCGTGCATCGTGAGCGCCGTTGAATTGACGGTGAAGACGCCAGCAACGGAATGGACGGTCTTTCAAGGCAAAACATGCAGTGTCCAGATTAAGGCGTGGCGCAGCGGAATGGGCTGGGGCTGGAATGTCTATGCACTGATCTTTGACGGCCACCCATTGCATCAGAACGTTGACGCAGCGTTAAATCTGCCGTTCCATTGGGGCGCGACATTCGACAAGCGAATTGTCACCAGCCCAGCGCAGGGCATTCAATACGACTGGGAGAAGGTCAGCGATTGCCTCAAGATCGGAAGCGACTATATGCACTGCGACGATCACCACGAGAACGACGATCCGAAAGACGGAATCCCATCGAATATTCTTCGGGATGCTAAGAAGCTGGCGCAGGAGTTGCATGACCGCGCCGAGGTGCAATCATGACCCTCCGAGTAACTCCATGGTTCCCAGGATCGGTAAAGCCATCCGATGTTGGATGTGAGGCGGGGGTGTATCAGCGGCAGTTTGCGGATGGAATAGCCTTCGCTAGGTGGGATGGCGAGTTTTGGTATTTGGCAGAAAAGAATGCTGATGATGCCAATGAAGATAGCGTAACAAGCCCATGGCAATCACTCCCATGGCGCGGTCGTAACACTAAACCGAAAGGCTTTAAATGACCTCCAATTTCCCGCCCAAGCACCTCGTGCGTACATACATGCAAATGCGCGCCGAGTCCCGCCAGCAGGCCGAACGTGAGCCGATCCCAACGCCAGCGGAAGCAAAACAATGGCTCGGATGGTCGATGATTGAAGCAGAGCGCGAGCATGCGCAGAAGGTGAAATCATGAGTGCGACACTCAACGAAGTAACTGGCAAATTGTTACATTCTGGCTATCAGTACGATGATGGACTAGCCCTTGACCTGTACGGCGACAAGTACGAAGGCGAGCATACAGTCGAATCCATCGCTGTACATGGCACGAAAGTAGAAATCGGCCAATTGTTCCGCGCCAAGCAGCTTGAGAGCATGGGCTATTGGCTTGATCTGATGGGCGACTACAATCCAGAAGTCCGGCGCTGGGCTGAGCATTACAAGCACCAGGCTTGCAGTTTTAAAGATTGACACGCATCAGTTGTTTTATGGTATCGTAGCGGCAATGGTGTGGAAGCCAGAGCATAACGGGAAATGGAAATTCAAGCCGCTAAAGCTTGGGATCTGTTGAGTAGATGGGAGTTTAACCATTCCCGCCCGTTTGCTCTCTTCCTCCAGATTCCAGACTTTAGCGGCTTTTTTGCGTTCTGGCTCTGCACCATTCGCACTCCTAGCGATATCAAGCGGTGGCCACCGGCGAGGAAGAACAGGTTGAAGCGATCTCCCGGTAAATGACTAGGGACCGCAGCAAGGCAGCACAAGCTTTGCTGGAACGTTGGGTAAAAAGGTTGACGGCGCAAGCTGGCGGGGAGTGTGGCCTTACTCTGATTAGGCACCAACAGTAACGGGGATTGCTTCTACAGTGCTTAGAGAGTGTCAGTGGCGGGGTCAACCTAAACCTTAGTCAAAGATATTCTTTTGTCTTACAACAATGAAAATAAGGGGAAATAATGAGAACACTAGTCTTATTTATTGCAGCGGGTGCCGGTATCTTCTTTTTTGCTATGGGCATTCAATGGCTGCTGTGGTGTCTGTACTGCTGGGTGATGCCGCAGGTATGGGCAAGCGGGCCTCAGAACATTATCGCGCCAAGCTTCTGGCTGTTTTGGGCCATGACATTCCTGCTTAGTATCTTCGGGAAACTGCTCTTCAAGTCGAGCAAAGAATAGTAGTCTTACAACAACGATAACTAAGGAGGAAGAATGAAGGTAACTAAATTCGTGAAAGAGCATTTAGCTGGCAACTTCACATTTGCAACCGTTGAAATTGAATCGCGTCATCTGTTGTTTTTTAAGAAAACTGAGGAGGTTGTCATATATCGGCCAGAAGGTTGCGGTTCAAGCTGGTATTGGCTGACGACTGGAGGTTACGTTCCGAATGCTGACGATCTATATCGCTCGTTTCAGGCGCGAATTGCCCTGAAAGATGCTGCGGCCAAGATTTTAGCCAGTGACGCGGAGGAGATTGAATGAGCGACGCTACCCATATCATGGCCAAGGAAGCGGCAGAGCGGTATCGCGCCAAGTTTAAGAAGGACACTGAGAAGTGGTCGGGCCTGACCATCCCAGCCTTCACCAGTGAGCAAGCAAAGCAAGACCATCTGCGCTACGTGGAAGAGTTCCAGGCGCAAGGCGGAGACTTTTAATTTGAATGGGTCAGCGTGCCACCCTTAATGGCCGCATTACATAAGAGGAAATTATCATGGGTTTCATTGCAAAAGACAGTGGTGGCGGTAACTTCAAGCGCGTTCCACAAGGCGTCTTCGTGGCGCGCTGCTATTCGTTGATCGACTTGGGTACGCAGACGACCAACGGGCAATACGGCGTCAAGGAGCAGCACAAGATCCGCATCGGCTGGGAGCTATTCGGTGAGGACGATTCCGGCGCACCATTGACCGTTGATGTTGACGGCCACCCAATGCCGATGACCATCAGCAAGTCCTATACGGTCAGCCTGCACGAAAAGGCCGCACTGCGCCGCGATCTGGCTGCATGGCGTGGGCGCGACTTCAACGACGAGGAAGCGGCTGCGTTCGATGTATCGAAGCTGGTAGGCGTCTATTGCATGATTAACGTGACCGAGTCCGAAAACAGTGGCAAGACCTACAGCAACGTGGGCGGCATCACGCCACTGCCAAGCGCGCTCAAAAATTCCAAGCCGCACCCAGCGCACGCCGAAGTCGTGTTCGATCTGGACAACCCTGATATGAACGTGTTCGACAAGTTCCACGACAAGCTCAAGGATGCGATCAGGACCAGCCCTGAATTCGCTGCGGCGACTGGACAGAAACGTGCCGTGGCGAGCGGCGACGGTTTCCCTGACGACGATATCCCATTCTGATCATTATTTGGAGGGGCGGTAGAAATGCCGCCTAATATATGGACTTATCGACAATTCCAAATGATGTAATCATGGCGCGTGGGAAATATTCGACCATTCGTTCGGCGCACGAGGACAGCAAGAAGGCCCTGCAGGTGCTTTGCGGCAAGCTGTCTTCTGTTTCCTCGCGCACCCTTCGCCAGATGCAGCCAGACAACGACGTCGAGCCTGAAAGCGTTGCTGACTTGCTGGCAGAGGGGCGCAAGGCACTGGACGACATCGAGGCAACCTGCAAGGTGATAGCTGCTCTGGCACAGCAGCGCGCCGAACTCCGTCCCCTTGCGTGGGGCCGATCATGAGCGATCAGCCAAGCATCATCGAAGGCACCTCATGCGGCGTCAAGACGATGGCAGACAACACTTTGCGCGTGAGCTTCGACATTGAGCCACGCTTTGCGCAACTGGCGTTTGCTATGTTTGGCACGCGAGGAACGCCGGTAGCTATTGCCAGGCTGACACCCGAGGTAGCGCAGCAACAGGCGCGCAAGGAAGCCGCAGAGCCGGTAAAGGGTGGAGTTCTTGCAAAGCTGGCTGGCATGTGGTGCGCTGACGAGCAGTTCTGCGACTGGCTATACAACGATTATCGCGGTCCACCTTTTAAGACTGCGGATGATGCTGCGACAGTGATCCGCACCATTTGCGGTGTCGGATCGCGCGCCGAACTTGACCACAATCCGCAAGCGGAAGAAATCTTTCATCGTGAATTCCGTTTGCCTTATAACGCATGGCTGCAAGGCCGAGGAGGAAATAAAGCATGAAGCATAAACACGCAGAAGTAATTAAAGCTTGGGCCGATGGCATCGAAGTACAGTATCGCCACTTCATAACCAACCATGAATGGAGTGACGTTAAAGACGGCGATCAGCCAAACTTCTTTGGGTCGGCAGAATGGCGCATTAAGCCTTTATCTCCCGAATACCCTGAAAGCACCATCAGCGATATGGCGCTGCATGAAGCATGGCGTAAGGCTCAAGAAGGCTGGCCAACGATCAATCAATGGGTATTCGACGGAAAGTTAGCCAAAGCATGCGCTAATGCAGCCCTTGCACATGCGCTGGAGACTGGGGCTTTAGTGCTGCCAGAAACTATCGCCGAACTGGAGCTAAAGCTTAAAAAGGCCAATGTTCGCGCCGATCAGGCAGAGCAAGCAGCTCAGCAGAAGTACTTTAATTATTATTCGCAGGCGCAGGCGATGAGTCAGCAAGGGCCAAGAGGATTTGGCTGCTATCCCGCCTATTGAATAATGTTGCACACAAATGAAATGCTGGTAGAATCATTCCAGCAGTCCCATTTGCGGTAATCCCGAAGCTGAGGCAGAGGATGAGAGCGCAGAGGGGCGAAAGAATTTAGTGAATGCGTAGCTGATACGACGACCGCGCTGACGTTTCGACGTGCTCAAAATGGTTAGCCAATGGACGGGACTAACATGCCGGATTCAGACCCGGCCACTAAACCAGTTCCACCCGCAGCACCCTAGCACCATGCTTCATCCTCCAGAGAGCAGCACTTTCGCCGCGCTGACCACAAATCGGCGCGGCTCTTTTCCTGAGGCGCATATGACCGTGATCTACGCAATCGCAGCAGCGTTTGTAATCGCTCTTCTTATGGCAGGCATGGGCGCTATCGGTGTCGGCATTGAGAACCTGGAGCAGATGGATACGGATAGGCTGTAGCACCAAGACGCATGGCTACTGTGACAATGCCAGCGCCGGACCTGAAATCCGGTTAGCTTCAGTTGCCAGCCGTGTTGGTGAATGTGCAGGCTGATGCATGAGAAAACGAATGGCTAAAGAGGCTCTAATCCCGACAGTATCGGCAAGTCCGACTCGCCATCAAGCCAGAGATCAGTACTGGCCGCCAACATTAAATAAGTAAATTCTGGAGTCAGCAACATTAATGAAAAATCCATTTTTCTGCTGGCACGATTGGGAGAAATGGTCAACACCATTTGAGGTCGAAGAAAAAATCCATGTGCGCAACTGTCCTGTGCAATACATAATCGTATTGCAAGAGCGCACTTGTGTAAAATGTGGCATTGTTTCATACAGAACAGTCGGAGGAAATCATGATGCTAGTCGAAGTATTTCGCTCGCGCAGTCTTGAAACTAACGATCAGCGGCATGCAATCGGAACTTACATCTGCCCGTTTGCAATGGCGGCAAGGGAATATCATTACATGATGCTGGCTATTGCGATGAAAATGCACCGTGATATCAAACCAATTCAGCAAAAATATATGGAGCAATCATGATTACGCGAATTGAATGTCCTGAAGGCGAATCGCCATTAATGATTCATCTTAAGAGCTCTCCCAGTTCCTCTCTTGGCAGTAAAGTTGATTCTAATGTCCCGCATTCATGGCAGAAAGATTATCTTTATTCAAATGTAACGCATGTATTCCAGGGGCGGCAATGTGTTAGCATTTATGAACGTGATGGCCAAGGATGCGATTAAATGCCTTATACTGCAAAGCAACACCGACTATTTGAAGCTGCCGCGCATGACAAATCAGTAGCAAAGCGCGCAGGTATTCCGCAGACGACAGCTAAGAAAATGGCATCGGAAGGCGTCAAGCGCGAGGCGCAGAAGAAGAAAGGCAAATAGCATTGGAATATAACCAAGAGACAGCAGATCTTATTTGCGAAGCATTGGCTGAGGGCCATAGCCTGCGCTCGATCTGTAAAGCCGATGAAATGCCGAGCAAAGCCAATGTGTTTCGCTGGCTCAACAGCAACAAAGAGTTTGCGGACCAATACGCGCGCGCACGCGAGACACAGGCTGACACATTATTCGATGACATCTTGGCGATTGCCGATGATGGGTCGAATGACACATACACGGATGACGATGGCAATATCCGCACAAATCAAGATGTAATCGCTCGCTCAAAGCTTCGTGTTGATGCTCGCAAATGGATGGCTGGCAAGCTTCGCCCGAAAGTCTATGGCGAGAAGCTGGCGATTGGTGGCGCTGATGATCTTCCCCCGATCAGGACGCTCACTGATGAGCAATTGACTGCAAAGATCGCAGAAAAGATGGCGCTGCTTAATGCTAGCAAGAGCTGAGAAAGAAGAATTGCTCGCTCTACTAGATGAGCAAGAGCGGCGCAAGCAACTATTCCGCTATCGCACAATGTATCAATCATTGTATGACTGGCAAAAGGAATTCATTGCCAACACAGCGGAATATTCTCAAGTCTGCCTGATCGCGGCAAACCGTATCGGCAAGACCTACACTGGGACATATGTCGATGCTATCCATGCGCTAGGCGATTATCCCGATGATTGGCCTGGACACAAGTTCACTCATGCCCCGCTGATTTGGTGCCTTGGTTATTCAGGCGAGAAGACACGCGATCTGCTTCAAGCGCCGATTGTGGGCCGCAAAGATGGCGATCAATTTGTCGGTGGTCTGATTCCAGCTGATCGCATTGTCGGCTACGAATCAATGACAGGGACACCAAACGCTCTACGCACAGTGCTAGTCAAGCACTCCAGCGGTGGAGTGGCCCGTATCCAGTTCTGGAGTTATTCACAAGGCCAGCATGCGCTTATGGGCGATGATGTAGATTGGTATCACATCGATGAAGAACCGCGCGATACTGCCATCTTTCCCCAAGTTCTGACACGTACCGCATCCGGCGACAAAGGCAATGGCGGTCGAGGTATTCTCACATTTACGCCTGAGAATGGGCGCACGGAAATGGTTATTCAGTTCATGGATACGCCAAGCCGCGCGCAAGTATGCATGCAAAAAGGATGGGATGATGCGCCGCATTTGAATGAAAAGGTGAAAGAAGATCTTCTCGCCAGCTATCCAGCACACCAGCGCGACATGCGTACAAAGGGTGTGCCAATGTTGGGCCATGGCCGCATCTATGATTTGGCCGAGGATGACATCACATGTGATCCATTTGATATCCCGAAGCATTTCCGAGTCATCGATGGTATGGACTTCGGATGGGACCACCCACAATCACAAGTACAGCTTGTTCATGATGCTGAGCAGGATATGTTCTATGTCACGCGCGCCTGGAAGAAGTCGCACGCAAAAGCTATCGAAGCATGGGGAGCAACTAAACTGTGGGCAGAAGATGTGCCAACTGCTTGGCCGGCTGATGGATTGCAAACGGAGAAGGGAAGCGCAAAGCAGCAAAAGGCATATTATGTCGAGGCTGGCTTCAAACTTTTAGACGATCACGCATCATGGCCTGATGGCTCAAATGGTGTGGAGGCTGGACTCTTTGAGATACGCGATCTTATGAGCAGCGGTAAATTTAAGATATTCAAAGGATTGCGCGACCTATTAGATGAAGTTTTGCAGTATCATCGCGACGAGAATGGGAAGATTAACAAGACGCGGGATGACATACTTGATGGAATGCGATATGCCTATATGATGCGACGTTTTGCTATATCATATGGCGATATTGGCAAAGCTAAGAATCTCGCGCCAATCAAATATAAGCAAAGGCATCGTACCTAATGGCGAAAATGAATGAGGAAGATCTGCTTTCTCTTCTGGTAGATAAAGAAGAGCAGGCTATAACCTATGTTCATGGCACTCTCGCATCAAAGCGAGAAAAGGCGATGCGTGAATACTTCCGCGAGCCATATGGCGATGAGGAAGAGGGTTGGTCTTCGATTGTTTCATCTGAGGTACAGGACACAATTGAATGGATTCTTCCATCATTGCTCAAGATATTTACAGCATCCGATGAGGCTGTGACATTTGATCCGACCGGCGAGGAAGATGTAAAGGCAGCTAAAGAGGCTACCGATGCATGCAATTATGTCTTCTATAAGCAGAACAACGGCTTCTTGGTGCTATATACGGCATTCAAGGATGCATTGCTAGGTGGGAATTGCGCTGTTATGTGGCGCAAGCACACGCAGGAATCGGTCAAGTCACAGGGATACAAAGGCGTCAGCGCCGATCAGCTTACTCTGATGCTCCAACAGCAGCCAGATAGTCAGATTGAGCGCGCCAGTGAGCCATATCCAGCGATGGGGCCGAATGGGCCAGCTATCGGGCCAGATGGACAGCCTATCGCTCTCTATGATGTCCGCATCAAATCCACTGAGAAGCGCCAGATAATTAAGATTGAGGCTTTCGAGCCTGAGAATCTGCTGATTGAGCGCACATGGACATCGCCGCTGCTTGAGGATTGCCCATACGTGGCGCGCCTGATGCCTGGCACAACAATGTCCGAGCTGCGCGAGATGGGGCTGAAAGTCGATGCTGATGAGGCTGACGAAGACAACCCAAGCAATGCCAGCCCTGACGCATCCTATCGCGCTAGCCGCTCTGGTATCGGCACCAATGACGAACCTGATACGACTGACGAAAGTCAGCGAGAAGTCACGCTTCGCATTGAGTACGTGCTTGTTGATTTCGATGGTGATGGAATCGCAGAGCGGCGCTGTATTTGGCGTCTCAAAGATCGCATTCTCAAGAACGAAGTAGTCTCACACGTTCCTATCGCTACCGGCAGTCCGATCCTGATTACACATCGCTGGGATGGCATGAGCATGGCTGAGGCTGTATCAGACCTGATGCAGTTGAAGACCGAATTGCTGCGTCAATCGCTGAACTCGCTCTATCTGGCTAACAATCCTCGCACAAAGGTGCTGACGGATTCCAATTGGTCTCCAATGGCTAACCTTGAGGATCTGCTGGACAGCCGTCCAGGCGCGATCCTTCGTCAGCGCGATCCGAATGCCATCCAAGAGCATGTAACGCCATGGGTAGGCCAGCAGACGTTCCCAATGCTGGAATATGTCGATGGGATGAGAGAGAATCGCACTGGCGTTACGCGCTACAATCAAGGCATCGACGCCAATAGCCTGAATAAGACTGCATCTGGTATTAGCCAGATTATGTCGGCGTCTCAGCAGCGTATTGAGCTAGTTGCGCGAATTCTCGCTGAGACATTGATTAAGACTATCTTCCAAGGCACGCTCAAAGAGCTAACTGATGGCGGCATGGATAAGCTGTCATTCCGGCTGAACAATGAATTTGTGCAGCTCGATCCGAATGAATGGCGCGACTGGTACGACATGACCATTAATGTCGGTCTCGGCACTGGCGACAAGCAGCAGCAAGCCGTACATCTGCAAGCAATCATGCAGAATCAGCTGGGACTGATGCAAATGGGCTTGGCTGGGCCAAAAGAGCTATATACGACCATGTCGAAGATGACAGAGAACGCTGGATTTAAGAACATCGGGGATTTCTGGATTGACCCGACTAAGAACCCAACGACGCCACCAGCACCAATCCTAGCGCAGCAGCTCCAATCATTGCAGCAGCAAATGCAGCAATTGGCGCAAGAGAATCAATCGCTCAAAGCAGATAAGCAGATCGATTACATGAAGGCCGAAACTGATCGGATTAAGGTTATGGGCGATTTGAATAAGGGCGATGGAGCGCAAGCCGCACCGCCGCAAGAAACTCTGCCAGAAGCCACTAAGATGCAGCTAGACGCTACGCTTAAAGACCAATTGGCAGCGAATGAGGCTGTGCGCACCAATGAGCAACTAGTTTTGAAGCATCAGCTAGACCAGAATGCTGTGCAAGATACGGCTGATCTAGCAGGAGCGATGCAGATGATGATGGAGCAAATGACGCGCATGCACGACATGATTGCTGCGCCGCGCAAGAAAACTCTGATGCGTGACGATAAAGGCCGCGCAACTCACGCAATCGATGAAATTATTATTCAAGGCCCATCGGATAACGAGCTATGAACTTCGGGGATTCAATTCAGGAAACCACTGCTGGAACAAGCACTGCGACGATCATCGTTAATGGAGCAACGATTGGGAATCGTACATTTGCTTCTGGGTTGACGGTTGGCATGACGCGCATTCCCCTGCGAGCAGCAGATGACGCCGGCAATTGGTTGACTGGCGAATACACATTGACCAATTCCACCACGCTGACGCGTACAGCAATTGCGGCTAGCTCAAACGGTGGAGCCAACGTAACGTTAGCCGGCACTGTTCGCACGATAACATGCACGCCAATTGCATCATTATTCGCTTCTGGAGTGGTTAATTCTGATGATGTCGGCTTCGATATCGTGATCTTGGCAGGCCAATCGAACATGGCTGGGCGCGGCGTCATCGATAGCCTGGTGGAGCTGTCCGATCCGCGCGTGTGGCAATTTGGCTGCGCCAGCGGCGATGCACGCTATCGCACTATCTTCATTGGCAACGATCCAATCCATAATGAGGAAGGCGTTAACACCGGGCAGATGAGTCTCGGCACAGTTGCGTGCAAAGTCTATGCCAACACAATCCCGACTAGCCGCAAGGTGTTGTTCGTCCCATGCGCGCACGGCGGCACCAAACTGTACGGCGACACATGGGCAGTTGGCGGCGCGTTATATCTGAATACGATTGCACAAGCGAATCTCGCTGTCACCGCTGCGCAACTGCAATATCCGAACTCGCGCGTCGTCGGCATCTTCTGGCATCAAGGCGAATCCGATGCGCTGGCCGGAACTACACAAGCGCAATATGTTGGCGCGTTGGAAGCGACTATTGCAGGCTTCCGCGCTGGCATCACAGGAGCATCATCCTCATGGTTCATCATCGGCGGAATGGTGCCGGAGGCAATCGCAGGTAGCCCGAGCAGCTACAATCCGATTGTCGCAGCGCAACAGCAAGTGGCGAGCGAGACTGCCAAGAGCATCTATGTGGCCGGCCCATCAGGTTACACGGCTGACAGCCTGCATTACACCGCACCGGGCGCACGTTTCATCGGCGCACGCATGGGGTTAGCGGTCCAAGCAGCCGCCGCGTTTAATCCTATCACCCCCGCCACCGCTGTGGCAATGAGTGGACCGACTGGCGGCGTGGTGTCTACTGCGTCTTCCAATTTCACCATTAGCATTTCCGGCGTCATCACCGGCACTGTGCGTTGTACGCCATCGGACGGCGGCGCTGGCGGCACGTTCACCCCGATATTCAAAGATTTGACGACCGGCATAGCGAGCGGCACATTCACCTATACGCCATCCTCTACCGGCGCAAAAACCATTAGCCTGACCAACAATGGCGGCTTGAGCAACCCTGCCAATATCACCTACACCGTCACGGCAGCGGCTACAGTGCCAGGAGCTCCGACAATCGGCACGGCCACCGCAGGCGACACCACAGCGAGCGTTGCATTCACGGCACCGGGCAGTGATGGCGGATCGGCAATCACCGGCTACACCGTCACTTCGACACCGGGAAGCATTACCGCGTCGGGCGCATCTAGCCCGATCACGATCACCGGCCTGACCAATGGCACGGCATATACGTTCAAGGTGCATGCGACCAATGCTGTTGGCAACTCGGCGCAATCGGCGGCATCGAACAGCGTCACACCAGCATCCGCGTCACTGTCGCTGAACAATATGGGCTTCATGCAAGCTACCTCGGGTGTGCCTGGTGGCTACGAGGGGACGACCGGAAGTTTTTGGGGGTCGGAAGGCTATGGCACGCTGAGCAAGGCATTCCAAAATGGTGTTGACGGCGAGTTTGTCGTTCAGATGTTAGATACACCAAACCATGCAGCGCCGGGCAAGGAAATTGGCATTGGCATTGACGCCAGCAGCACGTCCAACGCAGCTAAGCGAATTTGGGACACGCTTTCGTACTTCCTGATGCATCGTTCTGATGGTTGCCTTTATTACTCGCTGGGGTCCGGTGGCACCTCGGATACCAGTGTAATCGCAGCCATTAACGACTATGTTCGAATCAAACGAACGGGCTCGACCCTGACCATGGACGTGTCGCACAATACGGGCGGCTCTTATACCACGGTGAAAACGATTACTGGCGTACCGACAACTGCGATGTTCGCGCACGTCAACGTCATCTATGGCACCAGAGTGCTATTGATTAGCAGCAGTGGGCTTGCATAATGTTTGGCGTGTCAACATTTGGGAGCGTGACATTTGGCTCTGGAAGTTTGGCAAATAATGTCGGAGACATAGAGCCGCCAGTACCGCCGGCCCGATTCAATGGCGGCTTTGAAATGGTCAGTTTTGAACCGACCTATAAGCGAATCTTACGTGAGCGATATGAAGAGAAACAAAAAGTCGAATTCGCCAGGAAGCAGCGCAAGCGTGCTGAACATCTAGAGAAATTGGCTGCAAAAGAAGCCTTATCAGATCATTCAGAAACGCAGATTGAAATGCGCATTGAATCGCTGCTATCGGAATGGGTTGAATTAGCGCCCAAGCTTGATTTGGTTCCAGCAAAAGAAGTTAAGCCAATGATGGCTTATCGCGCATTCATGGATCGTGTTTCAAAGAAAATAGAGCAATTGGATGATGAAGACGAGGAAAATGCTATTGAAATGCTTCTTTTAATGTAGACTGCTAAAAAACGGATTTTCACACTTATGGATACAGTCAACGAACAGGCAACACGAGGCCTTGAGGCGCAACAGTTAATTGATAATCCGGCCTATCAGAAGGCTATGCAATGGCTGAAAGAGTCAGTCGATAAGGAATGGCGCAAGTCTGATGTGCGCGATAGCGAAGGGCAAAGGCTGCTTCTCCAATTCCGCAAGACAGTAGACCGCTTTGAACAAATCTTAACCGGGATGGTGGATGCCGGTAGATACGCAGAACGTAAGATCGTAGACGATAAGATTCGTAACGAAGGAACGCTGCGCCGCACATCCCGCCGTATTTTTAATCAGGAGTAATCAACAATGACAGGTGTAGCGCAAGCAGCCGATAGCATTGAGGATCTGGCGTCGTTCCTTGGTGGAGAACCTGAAAAGGCCCACAAAGAAGAGGAAGAAGCCGAAGAAACACAAGAAGGCGAAGAAGAAGAGACTTCCGAGGAAGAAGAATCCGAAGAGGAAACTGAAGACCCGCCAGAAGAACCGGAAAGCCGAAAGGTTAAAGTCCCGGTAAAAGATGAAAATGGACAAGAAACTGGCTCCGAGGAAATCGAAGAGAAAGAACTTGTCTCGGGCTACATGCGTCAGAAAGCGTTCACGCAAAAGACCATGGAGTTGGCACAGAAGGAAAAGCAAGCAGCAGAGATTGTGCAGCAGCGCGTCACTGAGGCAAGCCAATACGCACAGCAGCAAGCGCAATTAGCCAAAAATATGGTGATTCAGCTTGCAGGACTAAAGTCCGAAGAAGAAATGCGGCATCTTGCGAATGCTGATCCAACGGAATGGATTCAGGAGCAGGAGCGAGTCCGTTACGTCACTAATCTGCTTGGGCAGCTCGATGCATCAATTAAAGCGGACCAGGATCGCATTGAGCAGACAAAGCAGCAGAAAGAACAAGAGCAAAACGCGGCTACATGGACAGTGCTGACTGAGAAGGGCATTGACCGGCAAAAGCTGACCGATATTTATGCCAATGTCACGAAGAATTACGGCGTAACTAGCGATCAGCTCGGCAAGGTGCTTGAATCGGGCTTGGTTCTTGCGCTTAAAGACGCTTTAGCTTACCGCGAATTGCAAGATAAGAAGCCGCAAGTCACTCAGAAGGTAAAAGAGGCTGAGCGACTTCCGACAGCAAAGAAATCAGTGCCAGCGAGTGAACGCGTCAATCGAGAACTCGGCGAGCGATTTAACAAAGGCCGGGCGAAACTCGATGATTTGGCATCGTTCCTTTCACACAACAAACTTTAAGGATATGCAACCATGACTCAACCAAATAACCTGACTGACCGCTACGACATTTCCAATAGTGTCCGCGAAGACTTGATCGACAAGATTTACAATACTTCGCCTGAGAAAACGCCGGTTACTACTTCGTTCGGCAAATCCAGCGCCGCACAGACTTACCACGAATGGCAGCGCGATTCCCTGGCGACGGCCAATAAGGACAACGCGCTTGTTGACGGCGATGATTTCTCTGGGACCGCCGTAGTTCAAACCGAACGCATTGGCAACTATTGCCAAATCTTTGGCAAACAGCCTGCAATCTCTCGCCGCGCCAACATTGTCAAGAAAGCCGGTAAAGGTCGCGAAATGGCCTATCAACAAGCCAAGATGATGTTGGAAATCAAGCGCGATGTTGAGGCAATGGTATTGTCCAACAATGCTGCTGTAGCTGGCACCTCATCGGTAGCTTCGAAATCTGGCGGCCTGGGCGTGCAGATCTACACCAATATCTCGCACGGCGCGACTGGCTCCACTACAGCGCATAACTCGGGCGCTCCGACTGTGGCGCCGGTTGCCGGTACCGCGCGAGCCTTTACTGAGGCGCTGCTGAAAACTGTTGTTCAATCGGCATATACGAACTCGGGCGAACTTCCGGTCCAAGTTGTGATGTCGCCATCGCACAAAGGCACGTTCTCTGGCTTTGCTGGTATCGCGGTCAATCGCTATCAAGTCAGCAAGAAAGAACAGGGCCGGATCATCGGCGGCGCTGATGTGTATATGTCGGACTTCGGCGAACTGGAAATCGTGCCGCACTATCTGATGACCGGCGCGACGACTGTTTTCCTGTGCAATCCTGAATATGCTGATCTGGCATTCTTGGACGGCTTCCGCACTGAGGAAATGGGCAAGACAGGCGACAGCGACAAAAAGCTCATCACGGCGGACTTGTGCCTTGCTGTGCGTGCGGAGAAGGCATTCGCAAAGATAAGTGACCTGACCCCTTGATGAATACGCCGACTTAACATATAATTTCCTCTCTATACCAAAGGGAGGAAATTATGTCGGAATGTTCTTATGAAGGTTGCGTGCTGCCGGTGAGTGCTCGTGGAATATGTAGCACTCATTATATGCAGCAAAGACGGGCTGGGCTGCTTCCAATTGGCACAAAAGCGCATGCGCCTGTAGAGAAGCGATTTTGGCGATTTGTTAATAAAACAGATAATTGTTGGATTTGGACAGGCAAAGGAACTAAAAAAGGATATGGTCAAATCGCAAGCGGCGGAAAAGATGGAGTTTCAATCCTGGCTCATCGCCTCTCTTACGAAATCCACAAAGGCCCGATTCCTGACGGATTAGTAGTAATGCATTCATGCGACAATCCATCATGTGTAAATCCAGATCATCTTAGCGCCGGAACACAAAGCGAGAACATCAAGGATTCGATTCGCAAAGGACGCAAAGTATTGCCGAAATTGCCTGTATTCATCGGCGTAGAGCATCACATGGCAAAGATCAATGAAGATATTGTCCGAATGATCCGAGCATCCAAGAAGACGAAGAAAGAATTGGCGGAAGAATTGGGATTGGCTTATTCAACAGTCAGGCGAATAAAAGCCGGGTTGCTATGGAAGCATATAACATAAACAGAACAAGCCTCTTCGGAGGCTATTCTTGGAGGCTTAATGACTGAACGAGGCTATTCAGAAAACGTCAGCATCGATGAAGGTGTCGATGCTTACGGGACACATACGAAGATGAGCTTTGAGGGCGATAGTCTTATTGTGACTAAATCGTTTGATGGCAAATCTTTGGCTGACAGATGCAAAGCACTCAACAATGCGACATCGGGCGAGCGTTGGGGCGAAATGCGCAAGGTGGCAGAGATTCCGATGGTTATCTATGCTCAAGCATCCATGATCAAGGATAATAAAGCGCGCATGCAGTACATCAAGAATTACTTGCGGCAAAACCCTGACTTCATCACTTTCAATCGGTACATGAAATAATGCAAACCTATCGTGAGCCGATCTTGAATTCACGCGGTGAGCCTGTTATCGGGGCTTCCGTTACCGTGAGTAATATTGATGGCAGCTTGGCCGCATTGTTCGATGTTGATGGCGTGACGCCGATTGATAATCCAGTATCAACAAATACGAATGGTGAGCCAGTATTTAAAGCGCCCAATGGAACGTATTCGGTAACGATTGCCGGCCAAGGTTTGAACCCACGTAGTGTCCCAGTAGTTCTCAATGACCCGGCTGATGGTATTAAAAACATGTCACATTGGGGTGTCATCGGAAATGGCATCGTAAATGACACGGTGAAGTGGCAAGCGGCAATTGACGCTATTAATGCGGAAGGCGGTGGTGTTTTATATGTTAATCGCGGAACTTATTTATTGAACAAATGGTTCATGCGCAGCAATGTGAGCCTTGTATTATCGACGGGCACAATTCTGCAATGCGCTAACAACTCTCTCGGACTGAATGAGCGCTTCATTAATATTGATGGCGTATCGAATTGTGTAATTCATGGCAATCGTGCCGTAGTACGCCAAAACAATGAGTATACGACGGGCGAGCAGCGTCACAATCTTTTCATAGTGGATGCGCATAATATTGCAATTCGTGACCTTGATTTTAATGATTCTGGCGGGGACGGTTATTATATCGGCAGCAATGGCGGGGCAACGCATTGCACCAAAGTGCTCATGGAGAATTGCAACTGTAGCGGGAACCGTCGCCAGGGCTTCACCATTGCAGCCGGGGCTGATGTAACGGTTATCGGTGGCGTGTGCTCTTCGACTACAGGCACCAGTCCGCAATATGGATGGGATATCGAGCCGAATCAAGATGATGTCGCTTTGGACAACATCACTCTGATCGGAGTAACGACACGCAGCAATACGGGCGGCGGCGGCTTGATCGCACTAAAAAATTTCGTCAATCTCGCGCCTCGGTCAGTTAGCATTTCTATCATTGACTATAAAAGTATTGATGACAATACTGGGCTGGTATCACTTTCTGCTTCGCTGAAATTCGCGGGAGATGGATCCGCATGGGTCAATACGTGCTCCGGTTCGATTATCGTCAAAGATTTCCAATCTACCAATGCCAAGCTGTCCTCGGTTGTCATACTCGATTGGGATTACTTAAAAGGTCCGATGATCGATATTGACGGTGGCCGGTTCATCAGCCCCAATTTTGGCAATGCTGCAGCGCAGCCATATGACAAATGCGGCGTGGCCGTCTACACCAGCGGCACAACTGCTGGTGTCGGCAATTTCAAAATCCGCAATGTCGAAATCAGCGGCACAAACTTGTACACAGGTGTGTATCTGGCCGATACGCTTGGGCCTATCCGCAGCTTTACACTGTTTGATGTTGTGAATAAAGCGGCATCGACAACGTCCACCTTCATTAATTATGTATCGGCTGGCGGTGCCAACCCTGATTCCTCAATCTCTTACTCAAAAGAGCAAATCGTATCTCTCTCGGCGTCCAGCCTCATCACGAACTATCCAGGACAAACGATTGAAACCACGGCAGGAGGCGCATGGACGCTGCCTGCCGTAAATGACGCGCTGGGGCAGCGGTTTATCATCCGTAACATGGTCAATGCAAGCGCGCAGGTAGTGCCTGCGGCGGGCGAATTCATCCTTGGATGGAGCGTGGTTGCGGCGGGGAGCATCGTGCTGAACCGTATTGGCGATGTGGTGATTGTTCGGGCAACCACGGCAGGATGGGCCCCGGAATACGTCAGCCAATATGCGCAGCGGCCATTGGCGACGAATGTCACGACACCACGCAAAAATGTCTTCGTGACAGCAGCTCCTGCGAGCGGTACATGGGAGGTGGGCGATAAGGGCTGGAATATCGCCACGGCAGTGGGTAGCCAGAAATATTGGTTTGCCTCGGCGGCAGGAACGCCCGGCACTTGGGTCGCGGACCGCAAGCGTGGGACATTTACATGCGCTGCGAATAAGGATACCACCGTGGCCGATGTTGAAGTGCAGGCAGCAAGCATTATTGTGCTGATGCCGACGAACGCGGCAGCGGCCACCTTGATGGGCGGCGCAACATCGCTCTACACCAGCCTACGCACGGCAGCAACGTCTTTCAAAGTTACAACGGCGAACGCAGCCGCAGCGGCTGGCACGGAAACGTTTGAATATATGATCCTGAACTGAACTAAAAAGATATGTTATGACCATAATTGTTGACACAATAATCAGCACATTAGACTATGCCGAACTCCAGACGCAAGTAATCGACTGGACGCATCGTGCTGATTTAGCGTCGCGCATACCGGAATTTATTAGAATCGCTGAAAGTGAACTATTCCGAGAGTTCGCATTACACAATATCGAAACAAGTATTAGCGGCACGACTAGCGGCAGCACAATTACTATCCCTGTTGGCCTATCGGCATTTGAGCGCATCAAGATCGAAGCTCATGGACATGAATACACGCTTGACTATACATCGCCGAACGGTATCTCGGCCCTGAGCGGTTCAACTAATACACCGACGCGCTTTGTTATTGAGAATGGCGTTGTGAACCTGTATCCTGCTCCAGATGGCGAATATAGTTACACGATTTATTACATCCCAACATTGAGCGCATTATCTGAGGCCAACACAAGTAACTGGCTTCTTGAAAATCATCCTGATTTGTATCTGAAAGCGACTTTGCTGCAAGTGGCGAAATTTACCAAAAATCAGTTTGATATTGATCGTTTAGCGCAAGAAGTCGGCGGCGCAGTCAATAGCATTATTCGTTCAGATGAGCGCAAGCGTTTCCCGATTGCTGGCGGCCTGCAAATCAAACCACGGAGTTATCGATAATGGGTCTTGAGACAGTTGTACACATCGCCGATCTGGTTAAGACCAATCCTGGCGGGACTGATCCGAAATCACAGGGCGATGATCATATTCGAAATCTCAAAACTTCGCTGCTGAACGATTTTGCCGGCTTCACTGGCGCTGTGATCGTGACCGGCGTTGATGGTGGCGCAGCGGACGTTTATACGCTCACGCCAGCTAATGCGCTAGTAGCCTATTCGTCAAAAATGCTAATCGAGTTCACACCGATTGCAACGAACTTGACGACAACCCCAACATTGAATGTCTCGGGGCTCGGCGCAAAGACCATCAAGACGGTGGATAATGCCGCGCCATTGGCTGGTGATCTAGTTATTGGCACGCCTACACTGCTGATCTATGACGGCACCAGCGCGCGGCTGCTTGGCCCAACCAAGAATTATATCGATCAATTGGTGCTAAATGGTGTTCTACCAGTTCAATCACTTGGCTGGTTGCGCTCTAGCGGATCAATCGTATCTTTCACCCAAACGCATACAGGCTATGCGCAGAACGAAGTAAAAGGCATCGACATCGCCTCGGCGGCAACGATCAATCTGACTGCGGCCAGTGGCAACTTTGTTCATATCACTGGCACCACGACCATTACTGGCATCACGATTCCAGTTGGCGCAGAGCGCACGGTTATATTTGATGGTGCGCTGACGCTCACACATGGCGCGGGCTTGCTGCTTCCAGGCGCGGCCAACATCACGACCGCAGCGAATGACCGCATGGACGTGCGGGGCGATGCTGCTGGTGCCATCGTTACGAACTATACAAAAGCTAATGGACTGGCTACGGTGGCTGCTCCCATCATTCCGCAGACAATCGCTCTGCTAGGTTCGGCAACAGTTGGCGCAGCAGTCGCCAATATCGACTTCCTATCATTGTTTGCCGCTGGCTACGACAAGTACACCATCGATGCGCAAGGGCTGCTGCCATCGGTTGCGGATACCTTGATGATGCGGCTGGCAACGGGCGGCTCGGTCGATACTGGCGCGAATTATTCATTACTGGTGGCGAGTGGCGGCATCTCAACTGCCGGACAAACGGCCTTCACGGTTGCATCTGTTGTGAATACAACGGGCGGCGTTAGCATGACCATTGAAGTACGCAACGCGAACGATGCGACCCGCTACAAGAGCGTTGGAGCGCGCGGTATGTTCTACAGCTCCGCTCCTGGCATTGAGCCGCGCAATCAGGAAGCAGCATACACGCAGGCGGCAGCGGTTAGCGGGTTTCGCCTGTACTGGAACGCAGCGTCTAATTTCTCCGCTGGCACCGTGCGTGTATACGGCCACCGCAACACATAAAAGGGTCAGCGATGACAAAGACAATATCAAACGGTGTGGAACGTGATTGCACTCCAGAAGAAGAGGCAGAGATTGTGGCGCGCAAAGCGGCTGCGTTGATTCCAATCGTCCCAAGTTGTATCCCAATGCTCAATGCTCATCTAGTGCTAATCAGTTCAGGCTGGTTCGATGCTATTAATGCTTATATTGAAGCGTTGCCAGATGAGGTTACAGCAACTCAATCAACCAGCCGAATCCGATCTAAGGCACGCGCCTATTTCAATTTGGCGCAGACAATGGAGCGCAATCATCCTCTCGTAATTGGTATTCCTGCCGCATTGGGCAAGACTGAGGCTGAGATTGACGCCCTTTTCGTCGCTGCCGGAAAACTCAATGTCTAAAGTTCCTGTCCCAGCTTGCGGCAGTGTCGGAGTCATCAAAGACCTCGGGATTCCTGACTTGTCGATTGCCGCATGGACGGATGCAAGCAATATTCGCTTTCTTGATGGATCTGCGCTGCAATTTCTTGGGCATGGTGCCGTCTACAATGACCCAACATTCGCGCCTCAATATGTGATGCCTATATATGTTGCTGGCGCGCGTTACTGGCTTTATATGACCGCAACCAAGCAATTCGCTGTTACTAACACTGGCGGCGTTGCTGTGCATACGGATATTTCGCATTTAACGCCTCGTGCTGGCGTGGTGAACCAATGGAGCGGCACAGTATTCGGAGGCATTCCAGTATTCACGGCTGGTGATGCATCAACTATTCCGATGTACTGGGACCAGAACTTAACGCATAAGTTCGTTGATTTGACCGCATGGCCGGCAGCGACATATTGCAAGACCATTCGCGCATTCAAGAATCTCCTAGTTGCTGCGAATATCACGAAAGGGACGACAAACTATCCCTTCATGATTAAATGGTCCTCTCTCGCTGATCCAGGCTCTTTGCCAACTACTTGGGACATCACCGATGTGACAAAGGAGGCAGGCGAGTTCGATATCGGAGACGGGCAAGATCCCATCATCGATACTTTGGGCCTCAAGGATTCACTTGTCGTCTATAAGGAATCTAGCACGCATGCGCTGAACTTCATCGGCGGACAATTCATTCTGAGTGCGCGTAAAGTCTTCGGCATGTCGGGCTTGATGAACAAGAATTGCGCTGTCGATGTGGATAGCTTCCATTTTGCTGTCACTGGTTCGGATATCGTTGTGCATGACAGCTATAGCGCAACTTCGATTCTTGATAAGAAGGCGCGGCGATCATTCTTCCAGTCTATCGATGTGGCGAATCGCGACAAAGTATTCTGCTTCTTGAATCCGTTCCTGAATGAGATTTTCGTTGCCTATCCGTCGATTGGCGCGACTAGTTGCGATAAAGCATTGGTCTATAACTTCGTAGATAAAACAGTCAGCTATCGGAGCCTCCCACATGTGAACCATGCTCACTTCGGCCCTGTTGATAATTCGCTTGGCGGGAATTGGAATCAAGATAGCGCGCCATGGGATTCGGATTTGACTGCTTGGAATGGGCCAGATTACACGCCTGATACTGTGCGTGTGATTATGGCAAGCGCCGATACTAAGCTGTTTATGCTCGATGCGTCAGCATCATTTGACGGCTCTATTCCAGTCGCATTCCTTGAAAAGCGCGGAATCGACTTTGGTGAGCCGGAATATCATAAACTCATCACAGGGATTAGGCCGCGCATCTTTGGTAATGTCGGGGAGACGGTGATTATTAAAATCGGCTTTTCAGATGACCCATATGCTGATCCGACTTATACTAGTACCACTTTCACTATTGGCGTTGATTTGCAGGTTGATATTCTGGTATCGGCGCGATATGCCGCGATCCGAATTGAGACAGGAACGGCTTATCAGTGGAGACTTGATTCATATGATTGGCTTGATGTGATCCGACAAGGGCAATATTAATGCGGCCAGCAAATAGCAATGCTATCTCGTATTCGCCGGGCGATCCACCAATAGACCCCGGCCAGTTACAGCGATTTCTGCGCGAGGAATTAGCCAAGATAAGTGCTTCTATTTCTGCATTGGCTGCTGGTCATTTGGATAAAACTACCGAAGCCCCAGCAAAACAGCGCGATGGCGATATCAGATATGCAGATGGAGCGAATTGGGATCCTGGCGGCGGCAAAGGGCTCTATATGTTCAATGGCTCAATTTGGACTCTAATAAAGGCGCTTCCATGACAAATGAACTTAATGAAATGCTAGAAGTGGAACATTTCTTTTGTGGCGGACTGTACGCCAAGCGTATGAAGATCAAAGCTGGCTATACAGTTGGCAAACATGTTCATGACTTCACGCACATGAGCGCATTGAAATCTGGCCATGTTATCGTGACAGTAGACGCCGTTTCAACAGTACATATTGCCCCCGATTGGATTGAAATCGAAGCGGGGCGAGTTCATACGATTGAAGCACTTGAAGATTCTGTGTGGTTTTGCACTCATCTAAGCGATGAGACTGATTCAGAAAAAATCGATCATGAATTGGTTGCGTAATTAACGTTTTCTAAAGGAAATATCATGCCAGCAGCATGGGTAGCGGCGGGTGGCGCTCTTCTAGGCGGTCTTAGTAGTGCATTTGGCAGTAAAAATCAAACTGTCACCAATAAGTCGGAAATGGACCCGCGCACGGCGGGGA